AACTGGCGGGCGGTGGCGGTGGACATTAGGCGGCCTTCTGGTAACGGGCTTCGGGCGCCACTTTCTTCAAGTGGACATCGATGCGGATTTGTGGCACCTGCTGAACGGCGGCAACTACCTTGCAGATGTGCATGGGCGCGGCCCACGTCTCGGCGTCGATATGGCGCAAATCTTCGTCTGACGCCCTTAACAAAGTGCCGGCGTCACGCACAAGAAATGCGGCCGCGGCTGCGTGTGACTTAAACGGACCATAGGCGCTGCGGCTTCCTTCGTGTTCGCCCGGAGCCTCGGTGTCGATGACCCAATAGGTTTCGGTTTTCTTTTTCATGCGGCTTTCTTCAACGACAACTGCGCGTAGTGGAGAGCGAGGCGGGCTTGGAAGACTTTCCAGTAGTGCTCAATGCTGAAGATGTCGGACACCTCGAAGTCGCCGGCACGTTCTTTGCCGATGCGGACGATGGCCCGACGCTGAATCTTCATGTCGGGACGATTCTCGTTCCACAACTGCTCGTAGCCGGCCAACTGAACCTTGTGCGATCCAACAATGGCGTTGCTCGTTTTCCAGTCGAGAAGGACGATCTTGCCGTCACGGTCGCGGCTTGGCGCGTCGATGGTGCCGCCGAAGAGATATTCCTCGGAGACTAGCTGCACTTCCGGCTCAATGACGGTGAGACCTTCAGCATCCCACCAACGGCGGAAGTTGTTGAACGCGATGGTGGCTTTTTCTACGTCCGCAGGGCTGAACTCGCTCAGATCCGGCTCGTGGTTGTGCAAAAAGCACTCAATCATGAAATGCGCCACGGTGCCGATGTCGGCCGCCTTGTCGCGGACCTTCCGGTAGTCCTGGCCCTCCATGCCGAGCTTCCACGCCCAATGAATGAGTCCGCTTGTGTCCTCGCCAATCTTGGCGATGGTGCTGGCGCCGGGGACTTCGGTGCCGTCTTTGAGCGGATACTTCTGGTGGGCGCGGGTCTTCTCAAGACGTACGATTTTGCGTCCGTCCTCGGTGAAGCGATCCGGCTCCGCGGGCTTGGCGGGTTTCCCCGCCTTGCCCTTGGTGCTGCGTGGTGTGCGTTTGGTGGGCATAACGACTACCACTCAATGTCTTTGTCGTCCGTGCCGGTCTTGGCCGAGGCGCGCGGGGCTTCTTCCGTGTCGAAGCCGTAGGCCGCCGCGCTGCCGCCGTCGCCCCAGGTGACGAGTTCAAGCACCTGCACCGCCTTCGGCTGCAGCGTGATGCCGGCGCCAAGGCTGGCCGTGTACCAGCAGTAGGGGACAACGGCGACCTTGAGCTTGCTGCCACCGCCGATGTTGTCGGTGATGACTTCGCCGGAGGCATTGAAGAGCTTGGGCGCGCGGCTGTAGGTCTCGCCGGCCTTGTCTTTGCCCATGGCCTTGACCTTGAGCTTCAACTGCACCAGACCGTCGTTGGTTTCCCACGGAAAGGCGTGGAGCTTGAGCTTGTCTTTCTTCAGCTCGCGCTTTTTCTCGTTGAGGAACTCGGTGAAGACGCCATCCACCGCTTCGATGAAGGGCGCGGCGTCGTCTTCGGACATCTCCAAGTTGACGCTGTAAACGCCGATATCGTCGAACTTGGTGTCGGGGCGGTTGAGGTGGGGATACCGGGCGATGCCGGCGGGTGTGGTTATGGTTTTATTCATTTGGTTGTGTTGGTTGGTTAAGAAAATCGGAGCGGCGGACGATAGTGAGGAAATCCTCGCCGCGCAGTGTGACGAGCCACCCCTCGCCGTTGCGCTTGTGGGCAACGACCGGGAAGAGCTTGGCCTTGGCGTCGCGGATGGCCTGAGCCATCCAGTCGCGGATCTTCACGACTTGGCAGAACTTGACCTCAAAGTGGAAGTCCGGCAGGCACGGGCAAACGACATCCGGCGAATCCCCAAGTCCGCTGAACTGCTGTCCGCGGCGGATACCGGAATCGCCGAAGGCTTCGCGCAGCTCGTCGCGCCACATGCGTTCTCCGCGGGCGCCTTTCGCGCGGCTATTCATTGAGCGCCTCCCAGAGTTTCTTGCTCGGGGCAAACACATCGGTGCCGTCGGTCGTGCGCCCGCCAAGCGCGGCGTCTTGGAAGCGTGTGAACCGGGGGCGCCAAACCAGATTGACCTTGCCGGTCGCACCGGCGCGGTGCTTGGCGATGAGCAGCTCGGCGTCCTGCGGGTCGGGTTCCTGCTCTTGGTCCACCGCGTAATAGCAAGGACGATGCACCAAACAGACCAAATCCGCGTCCTGCTCGATGCTGCCCGACTCCCGGAGGTCGGACATCTTGGGGCGGTTGTCCGACCTGTCCTCAGCCTTACGATTGACCTGGGCGGCGGCTACAACCGGAACGTTCAGCTCCATGGCCATGCTTTTGAGGCCGCGGGATACAAAGCCAACCTCGTTCTCGCGGCTCTGCGCGCCGATGTGGGTGACAAGCTGGAGGTAGTCCACGAAAATCGCTTTGACGCCCCAGCGTCGCACGGCCAAGCGGCTGCGGCCGCGGATGTCGAGCATGGTCAACCCGCCACGGTCGTCCACAAACAGCGGCTCCTCGGCAAACTCGGCCGCGCGGTCGGCAATGCGCAGCTTGGTCGGGTGGTCAAGGAATCCGTTGCGCACGACTTCGATGTTGGTCTCGGCGCGCCCGAGCACAACACGCGCAGCCAGCTCGTTGGCCGGCATTTCAAGCGAGAAATACAGCACCGGAACACCACGGCGCGCCATGTTTTCGGCGCAGTTGAGCATGAAAGCGCTCTTACCCATCGCCGGACGCCCCGCAACGATAGCCAGCTGGCCGCCGCGCAGTCCGCCGGTCATGTAGTCGAAGGCTTTGAAGCCGGTTTCAACGCCGAGCTTTTGTCCTGGGGTGCTCAGTTTTTCCAGCTCCTCAAGCAGTCCCGGCACGATTGCACTGGCCGGTCGCATGGAGTCGGTCGGCTGGCCAAGGCTCAAAGACAGCACGCTCTCGCCAGCCTCCTGCAACACGGTGTCGGCCGGCTGGGACATGTCGGAGGCCGCGGACTGCAATGCGGCCGACGCCTCCAAGATGCGGCGGCGCGCATAAAGATCACGGAGCGTCTGCGCGTGATACTCGACCGCGGCAGGGCCGCCGGCCGACTTGGAGAGCATGTCCATCAGTGCTCCGGCGCCGCCGACAAATTCCAAGCGATGGTTGGCGTCGAGAACTTGCGTGACTGCAATGACATTTGGCACGCCTCCCGTGGCGCGGATATCGCGGATCGTCGAAAATATCTGCGCGTGGGCGGGAGTGAAAAACAACTCGGCGTTCAAGCCGGCAACCTCGTCGACCATGTTCGGCTCCTGCAGGAGCGAACCCAGCACGGCGGCTTCGGTATCGGGGCTGTTCGGTATGGTGCGTTTCATTTAAGCCATCCCTCCGTCATTGTGGTCGTTGATCGCCAGCGCCATCACGGCCAGCGTCAGCAGGATTATGACACACACGACGGCGCTCATTCGCGTTCCTCCGTCGTCGCAGCTCCCCGCGGTGCTGCAGCCAGCGCTCGCAAGCGGCGTCCACGGCAATAAAATGTTCGGCAAGGTGTGGCCATTGTTCGCGCAGGGCTTGTTCGTCGTGTGGGTTCATCGGGGGTCGTTCGGTGCTGCGGTGTGGCCCCCGGTGTTGTTAGACAATGCTGGACATTCTTGGACACTGCAAGCCTTTTTTTTAAGGGGCCAATCCAGATGCCCCCAGTCCCGCGGCTCGGTGACCTCCGTGGCCTCACCGCAGACACCGCATTTGCCCGGGTGATACGTCGCGCCGTAGGAATTACCCGCCGGTCGGCGACCATAGGCGCGTCCGCACGGCGCGCAAATCCAGTCGGGGTATTTCGGCGCGAAAATGGCCTCGTAGTTGGCACGGTATATGCGGCCATTCACCGGCCGCGGCGTGTCGCCCTTGCCTGCACTCATTTCGCCGCCCCCTTTAGTTTGTGATAGCAGCTTAAAACAAACTCCGCATAATCAGGAAGGTCGCCTCCGCCCAATTCCTTGAGTGCAACAGACAGCATCTCCGCACACTCCCGCCATTGGTCGCGTTCGCTCTCCAGTTCTTCGATACAATCAGCTTGGCGAAAGGTTATCGCCCTTTCCTCGTCGCGCTCGCGCTCTGCCGTGCTCCAACACAGCAACGCCTCGACGTGCAAATTGGCCAACTCACGCAGCGTGCTCGCCCCGCCGGCCAACACCAGCGCTTCATCGCGCTCTCGACGGAGTTCATCCCGCTCTTGCTGCGCCATGTGCAAATCCTCCGCAAGCCCCGTGTTGGCGTTCCGCAAGTTTTCAACGTCCTTTGGAAGCATTCCATCTGGTAATCCATCGGCTAATTTGTCTGCATAGGCTCGCGCTTCATTCCGCTCACGTTCCATTTGCTGTGCAAACTCGGTTGGAACCACATGGTTTCCCCGTGCTAGGTTGTCTGTTTCGGGCGTGTCGCTCATTTTGTTTCCTCGGTAAAATCGTCGTCGCTAAACATCGGGCGCCCGCGCTCGTCCAAAAATGGAAAGTGGTGCAACGCCTCGCTCGCCCGCCGCTTCAGCTCGCCGATAGTCTTCGGGCGCCTCTGCGGGTTTAGCAGGTCCCCCAAAAGGTCGCGGCTTTTGCGCAAGGCGCGGTGCTGCTCGTAGCGAAGGCTCATCGCACGCGAATCTTTTTGCTGAAAAGCCACGCACTCTTCCGGGCCTCTGGCGGCGGCATTAGGCCACGCGAGACCAGAAACCGGTCGCACGCACGCTGCACCTGCAAGTGGTAAATATACGGCACGCCGGCGGTGCCGTCTTCGAGCTTCAGCGTCTTGCCGTTCATCGTGGTCATTTTTCTTCCTCCTGTCCGTTTAGAAAAATGAACACCGCGCGCAATGCCGCCATGCTGCTGATAGCATCATCAAATAAATCAATGACGGCTTCGTTGTTAATGGTGAGTTGCTGGTTTTTCCGGCGCGGGGCGACGGCTTTCTTCGGGGTGGGTTTGGCTTTTTTCATGGATATAAAGAGTTTTATACGGCGAGGGGTAGGACACTGACTGTCTTAGGCCCAAAAAATGTTAGCGATTCTGCGACGTCGTCGAGCAACTCCCAGTTATTGGGTTTACGGTGTCGGGTTGGGTTGTAGCGCACAGTCAATCGGCTGCGGATGTCCTCAAATGTCCAAAAGACAAACTGATTGCGATCCGGTAGGTAGGCCGCCAACACGTCAAAATCGTGCTGCTCATAAGGGCGGGCCTTTTGGCCACCAGAATTGCGCCTAACCGATATGTGGTAAGCGCCGCGGTCGAGCGTGGCCGTTTTCACTTGGACGGCAATCGGTCGGACGCCATCCCGGGTGAGCAACACGTCGGCTGTCTGAGCGTGACCGAAGGGCGTAAAAATCTCCCAATCGTTGACCATCGCGCCGGCGATAAACAGCGTCTCGCTGATTTCTCCCTTCCGGCAGGCTGAAAGTTGTTTTGTCATGCTGCTCCTCTCATCTTTTGCTCCATATCCAGCATCCGGCGCTCGGCCGCCGAGGGCTGCCGCGGGCCGGTCGGCATGGGGACAACCTTAGGGGCTTCCGCAGGGCGGTCGATAAACACGCCCCGCCAGCCGTGCTTGACGCTCTTGCGCAAAGCCTCGACGGCGATGGACTCATTGACGGCTCCCAGATCGTCCACGATGCGCTTGGCCGCGGTCGGGGTGAGCGGCGCTTTGATTTCCCTGCGATGCTGTGCAAATTCCGCCCAAGCACGCGCTAACCCCGGACCATGAGGCAGGGGCAAAGATGCTGGGTCGAATTTCGGGGGCGAGGGACGTTTAGGGGAAGAAGAAGGGAGCGAAGGCGACGCAGTCGCCGGAGCGGGCGCGTCAGCGCCTTTATTACGTTCCTTTATGTTACTTATAGTTGGGGTCTCATTCTGACACCACTTGGGTCTCATTCTGACACTACTTGGGTCTCTTTCTGAGACCGGTCTCATTCTGAGACCCATCTCGTTTGCCACTCCGGGAATCTTCCAAATCGACGCCTCAGCACCATCGCCGGCCAGCTTGCGGTGGCCCTTTTCGACCATGATCAGCTCGCCGCGGTCTTGCAGGCGACGCAGGCAGCGGGCCACAGTGGCGCGGGCCAGCCGGGTCTTTTCCTCCAGCTTGCCCCAAGAGCCAAAACAGTTGCCCTCCTCGTCGGCAAAGTCGGCCAGAGCCAGCAGAACGAGCCTATCGGCGCCTTCCGCAGGCGACTGCGTCCAGACGTAGTTGGTAGCGGCGACACTCATCGGGCTTTCAGTAGGCGGGATTTGCGGCTCACATCGGCACTCTCAAACACTAGATCACCCTCCACCGAGGCCATTCCGGTGTAACGAGCCTTGAGGCGGTTGTGCGGCGGGTTCGACGGCAGCCAGCTCTGCGCGTCTTTCACCCAGCAGCGCACCGGCTGACCCCAGTCGGGCACCTCGACAAACAGCAGGCGAGGGTGGCGAGCGGGCTGATGCTTGCATATCACCGCGCCGACCTCATCGCCGGCACTGTAGCCAGCCTTGGCGGCGGCCGCCTCGGCCTGCTCCTTGGGGCTAAGAGGCGGCTGCATGGGCTTGTCGGCAGGTTTCTCTGTCGGTTGACTGACGGTTTGGCTAATGGTGGACTTAGCGCGGGTGAGGATGTCTTTGATCATAAGGTTTTTATTAAAAATTTCGGGAGACCGAAGCGGTTGGGGGGATTGAAAAAATCTGAAAGCCAAGACCCCCGCCCCCCCTCCATAAGTCGATACAATGACTCTTATGTATAGTGGCTCTACTCTGTTGTCTCATTAACAGTCTCATCACTTTGCGAGTCATTATGCAGGTTCCTCTGTAGGGCCAGTCTCAATCTCAACAATGGGCGAGGGGAGTGCAGCCGCCTTTTGAGCCGCGGCCGTATCTGTGCCGACCGGTTCCACGACAACATCAACGACATTGGCGCTCCTCAGTCCGCTGACAAAGTCCTGCCAAGAGTCAGCCGCGGGCGCCATCACATGCTCGACACGCTGCGTTGCTCCGCCGGAAAGCAGCTCGCTCTTCTCAGTGGCGACAGCCGACATGATGGTGAGTTCGTGAGACTTCATATCTGGCACGCGCTCAAAGAGTTCCGCCGTGCCGAGCGCTGCCAGAGTTTTCCAGTTCTTCGCAGTGATCTCCCTGGCACGCTCTAGCAGTTCCGGCCGGTTGCGAATCAGCGCGACGACCGTGTGGTGCGACGTATTGAATGCTCGGCAGATTTGCTTCACGCCCATTCCGGCGAGGTGAGCCGCGGCGATCTTCTCGGCCTTGGCCTCCGGCACCTCAAGTCCTGTGCTGCCGTGGATCACGACAGGCGCGATCTCCGGCTCTTGTTTTTTAGCCTTTGGCTTGGCTTTTGATTTGGTCCGCGGTCTTGCCATGGTCAGTAAATAAAAACGCCGCTACGGGGCAAATCGCCCGATGCGCTCTCTGTAGAAATCTCCCTTAGCTGTCGGGCCACATTCGCCAACACCCTCTGAGCGTCAGCCTTGGTGCCGATCACCTTGAAGATGACCAAATGCCCGCCACAAACCGCCCAGGCGCAGCGCACCAGCTTCAGCCCCGAGCGCAGATACTTGGACGCCGCAGCGATGCGCGATTGGATGCGCCACTCGTTGTGAGCGACCGGCCAAGCGCAAAGGGACGCGCCGGGATTGGAACCCGGGGCCGGCAAGCGTTTACGCCGGCGAGGCATATGCTCCGCGTCTTGAATCTTCATGCTACGAGCTTTTGCAGCAGGACGTGCTTTTCCCATGGATCAATCTGCTTTGTTAAATGGAACCCATTGCAATACGGGCATTGGTAAACCTTCATCTTCGGCCGGCAGCGACGTGCCTCTCGCGGGCTGTAAAACAGCCGCTTGCGTCCGCACATGCGCCATTCCCGAAAGCTCACGTCCGCGCCTCCTCACTTCAGCCGGTAGCAGGAATAGCGTTTACCGTTGCGGTGCAGCGTCCGGGACGTAATCCGGTGGCCGTCACCGCGCAGCTCCTCGATGCGAGCCGCGAGGCGCATACAGCGGTATTGCGTGTAGGCGCTCATCTGCGTGATCGGCAGTCCGCGCTTGAGGTGTCTGAGAATACGTTGAGTTTGTGTGGTGGGGTTGGTGGGCTTCATGGTTTGCGTTTGGTGAAAATGTTGCGGCAGACCTGCATAATTGCGTCGGTTGGCAGGCACGGCCGGCCGCCGTAGTAGGTGCGGGCCTTGGGCTTCTCCGCGGCGCGGGCGCGC